TTGGAGTACAATTCGGAGATATGCCGATTTTATCCGATAAATACTGACTTTTATTTTCAGACGGCAACAAAACGGCAACAGAATTTTTTTCTTACCCAAAAATCTTTTTCACATTCTCAGTTGCGTTCTTCCGCATTTCGTCGGTGTAGTGGACGTAGGTTTTGAGGATTGTTTCCACTTTATCCCCCATGAGGGCGGAGACTGTTTTAACATCTACACCATTGGCCAGGAGGGTAGTGGCGTAGGTGTGGCGGAGCTGGTGGACGCTGCATGATGGGTTGTGCTTTTTTATTCTGGCATTGAGGTAGGAGGATTCGTTCTGTGGGAAGATGCGGGCGCTGATGTCAACGATGTGGCGGCTGGAGAGGTAGGAGCGGAGAATAGATACCAGCACGGGGGGCATGGGAATGTCGCGGAAACCGTTGGAGCTCTTTGGAGATTTGAATGCATACTTTCCGGCGGAGATTAACCCCCATTGATGGTGGACGTGGATGACCGGGGTAGGGAAAAAGTCGATGTCAGCAGTGGTGAGGCCGCAGATCTCTCCAAAGCGGAGCCCTGCGAAGGCGGCAACGCTGGCCATGGCATGCCACAGGGGTCCATCTTTTTTCAGGGCGGAGAGAAGCTCATCTCGCTCTTCCGGAGTGAGGGCTTTTACCCTGCCATCCCTCCGGTCCTTCACTGCCGGCAGCCTGGCAATAGGGGAAGTGGGGAAAAGGTGATACACATCGGAGGCATAGGAAAAGAGGGCCTTCAGCTTCTGGACGGTGAGATTTATGCTGGATGGCTTCATGACGTAGATGGCATTCACGGCATGGAGCACATCGGCATACGTGATATCCACCATCTTACGCTTAAGCAGCTGGGGAACACGGGACAGGGCTATGTCATAGTTCTTCAGGGTATTGTAGGTGAGGGAATCTTTATGATCCTCCCGATAGACCTCCAGGAAATGCTCCAGGGTGATATCCTCCATCTTTACGTCTTTCACATCCGGATGGATGCGGGCGAGGAGCTTATCCTTCTCTGACTGGGCCAAGGCATCACTCCGGCGGCGGTATCCCTGCTTTGCTTTCTGGCGGCGCCTGCCTTGGGAATCGCGGTAGGTAAGTATGAGCTGCCAGAGGCCATTCTTCTTCCTGGCGGTGAACTGGTAATTCTGCTGCATAGAAATCAGCCTCCTTTGCTGATGATTCGAGGAGGCTGTGGTACAATAGAACCGTAACCTCCTGATACACTAATCGACATCGGTTACAATGGCCACGACTTTGCAGAGCCTGTGGTCAGGGCCTCATCCATGTTTGTCACCATGGGTGAGGCTTTTTACGTTTTGCGATGGTTCGCAAATCATTAAAATAAAAAGTGCCTCCCCCATAATGGAGAAGGCACCCGCGCTGGCCCCCGTAGAAGTAACAGCACTTTCTTCTCCATTATACAAAAGTTTGAATGAACATCAAGTAACAGGTGCAATATCAACGATTTGCCAACGTCGGCAAAATGTCAAGAAACAAAAAGGCCTATCAACATTCAGTTGATAGGCCCGCAGAACATCCTCGGATATTCTACTTGTCGCTTATCAACAGTATACGATATGAAAGAATAATTTGCAAAACACGCAAACACGACGCCTTTATTTCTTGAAAAATTTTAAGGGTATTTGCAAAACACCTTTACAAAAACGGCCCTTTTTATAAATGTAAACCAACGTCATTTACAAAAAGCGGGGATTTTATAAATGATTGTTCTGCTGGCGTTCTGCTGAAATCAGCAGAATAATCAGCAGAATAAGGTTTCAAGTAACTTGCAAAGGCTTCCAAGTAACATGCCGGTCACAAACAAGGATGCCGATAAATACTGATTTTTTCGGCTTTCAAGCAGTTTCAAGTAACTTGCTAGTAACATAATTTAACGTGACATGATGAGTTAGATATCAGATGGTTACGTTAAGATATGTTAAAATAGAAGGTGCAGGGACATCAAAATATCCATGTAACCCCATTTATATACTGTGTATCAATACAACCGTCCCTGCGGGAGCATGCAGCCCTTTCGGATCCGAATCCGGAGGGGCTTTTTTGTTGTGCGTAAAACCGATGTGATATTTGGGGAGACTTTTATATAAAAGTCCTCCGATTTGGGTGACTTTTGCAGAAAAAGTCGCACATCTGAAGGAATGCTTCCGCATGGTTGAACGGTCAATTTTAGTGGTTCCGCATCGTGGAAGCATGGATTTTAACCGTTCGAGGACGGCGAACAGAGTTTTATTGGCGTGGGATTAGTGAATCTCGCTCTGCTTGATGACTGCCAGGCCTCGGACGGTTACGGATTCACAGTTCTCAGCGTTGAAGACCATGGGAGGATATTTCGGATTGGCGGAGATGAGGGTGATGGTATCGTTGGAGCGGTAGAAGCGCTTGAGGCAGGCCTTCTCGTGGTCAATTTCCACCACGCCAATCTGGCCGTTTTCGACTTCCGGCATGGACTTGGCGAAGACGATGTCTCCATCGTTGATATCTATATCTATCATGGAATCACCTACGACTTTCACCGCAAAGTCCACGTTATACCTGCCATCTACATCCACGTAGGAAACGTCCTGGTTCAGATCCTCCAGGGGCTTGCCTGCTGCCACGTAGCCAAGGAGGGGAACCTTCTTAAAGACAGGCTTGAATGTTCCGGCGGGGAGTTGAATTTGAGTAGTGGTATCCGATTTTCCTAAGAGGTAATCCATGTCAACATTAAAGAAATCGGCAATAAGTTCTAAGGTCTTAAAATTCGGCTCTCTCCTTCCAGATTCGTACATACCTATAGCACTACGGCTTATTCCTGATAGTTTGGCGAATTCTTCTTGGGTGAGTTTTCTTCCTTGCCTCAATTCCTTAAGTCGGTCATTGAATTTCATGGTTATACCTCCTGCTTATTCTAAATCTTCTATATAGCAATATATCACAATACGTGATATAAGTCCATCGAGAAATGTCACGAATTGTGTTGACACATTTTATGGTGGGTGATATAGTATAGATAAAGTCACAAAACGTGACAAATAAAGGGAGGTGAAAAGGATGCCAAATCCAAAAGATATTGGGGAAAGACTTAAAGCACTGCGTGGAGATAAGTCTAGAGAAGACGTGGCAAAAGCCTGTGATATCAGTGTTTCTGCACTTGGAATGTATGAAAATGGATTCAGGGTACCACGAGACGAAATCAAAATTCGCTTAGCTGCTTACTATCATAGGTCTGTTGGATATATTTTTTATGCGAAAGAAAGTCACGAATAGTGACAGAAAGGAGGACTTATGAGCAATATCCAAATTTTCAATAATCCAGAATTTGGTTCAATTCGTTCTGTCAGAAAAAACGGGGAACCTTGGTTCGTAGGCAAAGATGTTGCAGAAATCCTTGGATATGAATCTCCTCGTTCCGCAGTATCAAAGAAGGTAGATACTGAAGACAGAGGTGTTTCCAAAATGGCAACACCTTCCGGAATACAGGAAATGACGCTCATCAACGAATCCGGGCTCTACAGTTTAATTCTGAGCTCCAAGCTTCCCACGGCGAAGAAGTTCAAGCACTGGGTGACTTCGGAAGTGCTCCCAGCCATCCGGAAGACCGGCGGATACATCCCGGTGAACCAGGGGATGAGTGACATGGAAGTGCTGGCCAGGGCAGTGCTGATTTCCAAGAAGACTATTGACGTGCTGAAGGAAAAGAACAAGCTGCTGGAGACAGAAAATGAGGCCATGAAGCCGAAGGCACTCTTCGCGGACGCTTACGCAGCCACGAAAGACGGCATCCTGGTAGGAGCCATGGCAAAGATGCTGCGGCAGAACGGGATCGAGATCGGGCAGAACCGTCTCTTCCGGATCCTGAGAGAAAGGGGATACCTCATGAAGGGCGGGGCGGACAAGAACATGCCCACCCAGAGGTCCATGGAAAGCGGATGGTTCCGCATCAAGGCCAGGACCATCACCACCCCGGATGGCTCCAACCGTTCCACCCGGACCGTGCTGGTCACCGGAAAGGGGCAGCAGTACTTCGTGGACCTGTTCCTGAAAGAAGAACCGGGGCTTTGGTAAAAGCAAGGAGGTGCCATCATGAAGAGAACGCCACAGAACCCGGATGCCTATCCGGATGTCCTCACGGTAGAGCAGGCAGCAGCCATTACAGGCAAGTCCTGCTCCACTATCCGGCAGTCAGGCATCCCGGGTGTGAAGAAAATGCCAGGCTATGGCAGAAGCGTGAGGTACTACAAACCGGATGTGCTGAGGTCCATGGGGATTACCCCGGAAGTGACCTCGAAGGAATACGAACACTTGGCGAAACAGCTGAAGCGGCAGCAGAAAGAGATTGACGCCCTGCGTGAAGCGCTTGCATCCATGATGCAGGGCGTGAAACTGGCCGCCGACAGACTGGTACAGCAAAGCCGGGTCTCCGGCGGATAGGAGGAAGAAAGATGAAGAAACCTCTGATATACAGGATTAAGTGGGAAAAGATAGGTATTCTGCTGACGGCTGTTTTGGCGGCCGGCGGCATTGGGTACGGCTGTTACCGTGACATGCAGACCTCAGAGCTGGTGGAGTACCGGGTGGAAGTAGAGCAGGGTGACACGCTTTGGGGCATCCTCTCCAGGGTGGCCACAGATAAAGACGATATGTCAAAGCTCACCTGGCAGGCCATGCAAGACAACCGCATCGAGAACCCGGGAGAGCTGCAGCCAGGGACGGAACTCATCGTTCACGTAAAGAAGGCGAGGGAGCTGTGAGATACAACTGGGATTTTATCCAAACGGAAATGGCCCGGCAGGGTATCACGAGGACAGACCTGCATGTAAAAGCGGGGCTCGATTATGATACCGCCAGCAAGCTCATGATGAGAATGCTGAAACCTTTCCCGGTAACAGTGGCAAAACTGGTAAACATCCTCGGATGCCGGAAGTCGGAACTCCTGACGAATGCTCCGGAACCGAAGGAAGAAGATGAAGATGACAGGAGCATCCGTAGATGCGTTGTATGTGGGAGGCCATTCATCCCATACCAGACCACAAGGAGGCCAGATGGTTCCATCAGCGTGGCGGGAAAGAATTATTGCTCTTTCCAATGCTGCAAAGAGGCGAATCCAAGTTTCAAAAAGAAAGATAACCGGAACGGGCTGGAGAACTTCCAGGGCCACGGAAACAATTTCTTGCATAGAAAAAGGCTCTGACGTCTAGTACGCGTCAGAGCCGAGGTGGAAAGCGGGAACTCTCCACCTCCTAGTTTACCACAAATGGAGGGATGAAATGAAAGCAAACAATTTGGGAAGGCTGAACGATATCCTCTTCGAACAGCTTGACCGCATGAACAACACGGAGCTGAAAGGGGAAGAGCTGAAAGATGAAATCAGCCGTGCCGATGCCATTATCGATATCGGGAGAACGATCATCCAGAATGGTGACCTGGCACTGAAAGCAGCGCTGAAAAAATCAGAGGGCTTCTACGTACATCAGGGAAAGGACGCACCGAAAATGCTGGAAGCGGGTGACACGGATGAAAACACAGGGAATCTTCACCGCTGAGCAGTATGAAATCCTGCGGGCGAATATTACGAATATGAGCTACAAGGATCAGCAGGAATTCATCCGGGATCACTTTGGAATCGATGTGACTATCCTGCAGTGTAAATGCATGAGGAACAATCACCGCATGTTCTCCCAAAGGACAGGCCGATTTGAAAAGGGCCATGTACCGGAAAATAAAGGGAAACATCCATGGAAGAACGGGTGCCCGGAAGGCATGAGGAAGACACAATTCAAGAAAGGGCATCTGCCGCATAATGCCAGACCAGTGGGATGGGAACGGATAGATGCCAAGGATGGATATGTGTATATCAAAGTACCAGGCAGGAAAAAGATGGTCATGAAACACAGATGGCTGTGGGAGCAGGCCCATGGACCTATTCCGAAGGGATATATCATCATCTTTCTGAATGGGAATAAGACAGACTGCCGTCTGGATAATCTGAAGATGATTCCGCAGTCGCTGAACAGTATCAGAAACCTGAACCACCTGGCAACCAGTGACAAAGACCTCAGCGAAGCAGGGCTGCATATTGCGGAGCTGATTCGTAAGAGGGCAGAGCTGAAGAAAAGGAAAAGCGAATCATGACAAATAAACATATGTATAAACAACTCGATAGATTGAGGGAAATATATGGTAAGAATTATGACCGGTATGCCAAAGAGAGGAATGAATTCAACATGGGATTCTACCGTGGCGCTGCCGAGGCGCTGGAAGCCTTCGAAAACTGGCTGAAGGATGCGGAAAGGAACGGAGACAATGGGATTTAAGAAACGGCTCTGCAGGGAACTGGATGATATGGATGCCGCTATTTCAAACACACGACTGAAAGCCTACGTCTGCAGAGACAACTCGCTTTATCAGTACACAGAAGGATGGAAAGCGGCAATGGACGAAATATGGAATCTGTTGGAAGAGGAGGAGAAGGGAAATGGAAGAAAGAGAAATCGCTGAAGCCGTTCACGAGGGCAACAACCGTAAAGATTACTGTCTGAAGCTCTTGGAGAAGATGGTCTATGGCATCGACTGTGAACCGGTAGACCTGGAAGCCCTGTACAACGATGATGGAGCCATCTGGGGCGTGCTGGTCCACTTCGCTTCCGGAGGGACGGTATCGGTAAACGTGGAAGGGGACAGCCCGCTGGCCATGGTACGGGAAATCATCGAGAAAGCAGAACTGGGGTGAAACCATGAAGAAGGTCACGATTGTCTTTCAGCCGGATGGAGGAGTCAGCGTGGATGCGAATGGCTGCGCGTGGGTTGATTATCTGACAGCCCTCTCCGGACTGGCCACCTTTGCTAGGCAGAAAATCAAGAAGCCTGCCAGGTTCGTGGATGCTGAAATCAGGACTGCTACATCGAGGGAACTGGAAGGGGCAGTCACAGAGAAAAGTGAATGAATGGAGTACCTGAGCAAGGATCCCCGCATTTCCGGCGGAGAGACAAGCTCAGGCATTTCGTTGATTTCCTTTTTTACAGGAGGGATAGCCATGGAAATGATTACACTGGCCGGAGGGAAGCAGGTCGAGAGCTACAGCAACAGAGCCTGCATGGTGTGCGGGAAAGAGCTCCACGGCGAAGTGGCGTGCAGGAAGTACCGGGCAAACATCTGTCAGGAACACTGCGAATGCTGCCGGTGGTACATCCCTTACCTGCAGAACTGCCAGTACAAAAGGAGGAAGCCATGAAACTTGCTTACCATAGTCTCTACGGAGACAAACAGTATACGTACATCGTGAGGCCGTCACCGGATGGCAGGAAGTGGAAAGCCATGCGGAAAAAGAGGGCAGACTACAGGGGTGGAGGCCGAAGAACCTGGCGGGATATCAAAGGAATTGAATGGATGGACAGCCAGGAAGAGGCGGAAAAGGTGCTGGAATCCTATGCCGGGGAAAAGGGACTCCAGAAAATCATTTGAGAAGAGGGGAAGGCATGAAGAAAAGCAGGACGGGCTGGAACAAGCTGAAGAAGCTGGTAAAGGACAGGGATAATTCCCTCAAACTCGTATACATGGAAATGCTGGGGCTTCCGTTTCCCATGGGGGATACAGAGGTACACCATGTACGTCCTCATGGAGAAGGCGGAGCGGACAGGGAAGAGAACCTGATTACCCTGGACGTATGGATACATCGGACCCAGTTTCATACATCCATGGGACATGCGGAGCCGCTTCGGCAGCAGAAAGCCCTGGAGTATCTCTCCTGCGACCCGGTGAAACGATGGAGGGAGAAGCACTTCAGGGAACTGAAAGCGGTGTATGAGGAAATGGAAGAAGAGAGAATCAAAAAGATCCGCGCCGGATGCCTGCCTAAAAAGAGGAAGGGACTTCCATTTTAGCCATAAAAAAACCGCCCGGATCTCTCCGAGCGGCCCGGGTGCACAAGGCACCGACACCATGTATATAGTATAAGCCTTGTGCATGGAAAATTCAATAAAAACGGGCGATGCGGCCCGTTTCCCGTCTTGATATCCCGTCTATTTTAACGAAGAAAAATTAAGGGGTCATTAGTATGCCATACATCAAGGAAGTGTTCATTGCTCCCCTGGTGGTAGAAGTGAAAAAGTATCACACCTACCAGGCAGGGAGAAAAGAAAGAATGCCGAAGGTCAACCCGACAGACGAGGCACACCAGAAAGCGAATGAGAGAGCTGCCAGGGTGAAGCTCTACCGGTACATCGTCACCAACTTCAAGAGGGATGATATCAGAATCGACCTCACCTACGCAGACCCGGAACCGACACCGGAGGAGGCGGAGAAAAGAAGGGCCGCATTTATCCGCAGGCTGAAATATAGATACCAGAAAGCAGGAAAGGAGCTGAAGGCCATATGGGTGACAGAAAGAGAGGGGCATAGAATCCACCACCATTTGATAGTGAACAATGTGGGAATCGGACGTGACAAGATTCAGGAATGCTGGCCGTGGGCCACATTCAACTATCGGTCAGTCCGTTTCTACGATGGCTCACCGGAGGATGCCCTCCGGCTGACGGAGTATCTCCTCAAAGAAACAAGCGAGTCCGTGAAGGAAGGGAAAATCAAAAGACGGTGGGGGATGACCAGGAATCTGGAGAAGCCTCATGTGACGAAGAAGAAAATCTATGCCCGGTCATGGAAGGAAATGCCGAAACCGAAGGAAGGCTTCCAGATCGTGAAGCTGGAGAACGGAGTCACACTGGATGGATTTCCCTATCAGTTCGTGAGGCAGTTTGCCATAGAGAATTTCAGTTTAGGGAGGAAGAAGAATGGACGAACAGGCAAGAAAAGCAAGGGAACAAAGGCTGGACCACAAAATAGACGTCCTGGGCGTAAAGCTGAGCGACGTGGTAAAAATCACCTACATCGAAGATGACCAGGAAAAGAGCCTCAAGTGTATGGAGAGGCCGAGGGAACAGTTCTATGATGCCATGAGAGAAATCACCAAATGCTACAACGGAATGGAAACCGGGGAAGCAAAGGACGTGGTGTTCTGGGTTAAAACCGTTTCCGTCAAGTACAAAGACGGCTGGATTAAAAAGTACAAATTTACCGGCGATGTACATTGCAGAAAATGGGGAAGACGGCCGGGATTCGTAGACAGTGACATGGAGTATACAGGGGACATGGAACTAGATGAGTGCGTGAACTTGCTGCTGGATGAAGCGGTGCTCTATATCAGAGGCCTCAGGTCGGAGCCGAACCTTTTTGAAAAAGAGAAATCCGGCGGGGAGGCACAGAAGTGATTGAGGTTGGCGAGAAAATCACGGAGGTCACCTCGGGAGACTTGAGCGACTTCGTGGAACGATGGTGCAATAAAGACAAGACAGCAAGGGAACTGAAGTGCAGGCTCTACTGCCGGAATGGAGATGGAACCTACACGGCCCTGGACAACAGGACAGGGGATTGCTGGACAGAAGATTTCAAAACGAAGGACCATGCCATAGCGTGGCTGGAAGATGAATTTGAATTAGGAGACGAACTATGAACAGTGTATGGATTCTGGGGAACCTGGCAAGGGACACTGTGGTCAGGGCAACAAGGACAGGAAAGAACGTGGCCTCCTTCACGGTAGCGGTGAACCGGAGCTACACAACGCCACAGGGCGAAGTGAAGGAGCTCACGGACTGGGTACAGGTCACCGCCTGGGGAGCTTTGGCGGAGGAAGTAGGAAATCAGCTTCATAAAGGGAACCGGGTGCTGGTGGAAGGCAGATACTCCACCAGGTCCTACGATGCCAAGGATGGTACAAAAAGATATGTGACCGAAGTGGTGGCAGGCCTCATTGCCCGGCCACTGGATACGAGAGTGGATGCGGCGCAGCGGGGAGACTTCAGCCAGTTTGGACAGCCGCAGCCACCGCAGGACAATGCTCCCTTTCCGGCGGGAAATGATGAGAACATCCCATTTTAGTGAAAGGGGATGAGGGACATGGAAAAGAGCTTTGACCTGCCGGACCGGGTGGCCACAGGGGAAAAAAGACCTATGAGGACACCAAACGGGAAGCAGAAGAAAAGATCCTAAAGGACCGGAAAGCATCTGAGAAAGGACTCATGACTAGTGGCGTGGTGCCTCCGGAGCTGAGAGAAGTGCTGAAATAAAGGAGAACATGATGGATAAAGAAAGAATATTTGCCATATCTATAGATGAAGGGGGAACATACTTTGGGGATTATGAAACCATTGCCGAAGCGGTGAAAAACGTACCGGAGCTGGCTGAGGAATTAGGAAGGCAACTGGATGCCTATTTCAGAATTCCAAAATCATATGTCAAGGGAAAGCGGCTTGCGTGTGAACACAACATTAATCGTCCGGATAAGAAGCCGGACATAGACAACGTATTGAAGGTGGTATTGGATGCATTAAACAAAGTGGCTTATGAAGATGATAAGCAGGTCATAGAAGTTATCTGTCGAAAGTGGTATTCACGCAGCAGCGGATTTATAAAAGTACAAATACTGGAGGATAAAAGATGAGTGAGGTAAAAGCTGATGACAGAAGCAGAAGTGGAGATTACTTTCATAGATTTTTTCTCGGGGATCGGGGGCTTTCACTCGGGGTTTGAAAGAGCAGGCATGAAATGCGTGGGTTGGTGCGAGTTTGACAAATAAGCACAGAAATCTTACAGAGCCATTTATGACACGAAAGGATTGTATTTCAATGAAGATGTGCGAAAAATCAGGGGATGGGAATTGCCAAATGCAACTCTTTGGAGTTTCGGATTCCCCTGTCAAGATGTTTCCATTGCGGGAAAACAAAAAGGAATCGGACGAGGAACAAGGAGTGGACTCTTTTTTGAAATTATGCGGCTCATTGATGAAAAAGAAGATGATAAACCCGAGTGGATTATCGCTGAAAACGTTAAAAATCTGCTCTCAATTGAGGGGGGTAGGGATTTTAATGTTCAAAACTGAAAGGTATCAAACAATGAATCATGTGAGGCATATGCTTAGAGAAATTGGGAGTTTTGTGCGATACATGAAGCCATTACACACGGAGAAAAGGTTCTTGATGAAGCAGCGCGCGATGAAGCTGCGCGCGATGAAATGTAAAAAATCTTAAATGAATACCGTTGCGAGGGACTAAAATCGTATCTATTTAGAGTTAATTGACAGTGGAGGAATCATGATTATTATTCAGACAGAATCCGGGGCTATTGTCACGGACTCGAAAGAAATCTATATCGACAAGTATCTGGATGGACATCTGCATATCTACGCGGACTTGTCCGGTACAGACCGAGTGAAAGCTGTAAAGCTGACACCTAAAGAATGTTGGCGGTTACAAGGATTTTCCGACGAGCAATTTGAAAAGGCGGCGACAGTAAACAGCAACACGCAATTATACAAGCAGGCAGGAAACGCCGTCACTGTCAATGTGGCAGAGGCAATCGGGAAACACATCGTAGGGATAATGCACGGAGGTGAATATGAGTAATGTCAAAGACGGCGAGCTGCCGAAGTTGAAAGAGAAGTGTCAGTGGTGCGGGAAAGAATTCATCACTTTCGAGAAGATTCCCGGAAAGCCAATCAGAGGGCGTTATTACTGCTGCATTGAGCATACGTTGAAAGCGCTTGATAAAGACAGACAGAAGGCAGCCAAAGACTTAGAGAAGAAGATAATAGCAGAAGTGAGAAGGGAGAGGACGAAAGAAAGCAAAGAGAAACTCAATGGCAAGAAAGAATGTCCGGCGTGCGGAACACTCTTTAAGCCGAAATCTAACAATGTGATATTCTGTGAACACTGCAAGTATTTGAGTTATGAGAAAAGAAATGCATTGATGTTAGCAAGGAAACGACAGAGGTGGCACATGGCAGAAGGAATGAAACGGAACGTGTATTACAATGGTGACCCGACCTATGAGGGAGCGAGTAAGGCTATTAACAGAGAAGCACGAGAGCATGAGTATTCGATACGATGTTTCTTTGAGGGATTAAGAAGTGACGGGAACAAGATACAATCACTGCGGGCAATCATAGAACAGTACCGGTTAGACCTATCGGGGTTGTCGGCTTGTCGGTATGACAAAGAGCCTGTATCAGGTAGCCATGCATCCGACTTGTCTGACATACTTATCAAGATAGAAGAGAAACTCAAGAGTCAACATGAACAGCTTATCAGACTCTATAACTCACTGACCGACAAGAGAAGCCAAGCTTATAAGTATATCGCAATTGTCAACAATGAAGAGAAGCAGTCGATATTAATTGACAGATACATTCGATGTGCAAGCTGGGAGAGAATTGCACGCGAACATCATTACGATAAAAGACACTGCATCCGGTTAAGAGATGAAGCCTTCCGTTTGATTTCCGAAAGATGTCACTAAATGTCACTTTTAGAAGTGGTATAATGATAGTATGGGATCTGGGGATTTGACAGGGTTCGAGGATTGCACATCTTCCCAATTGCAAAGCGAATAGAGAGGCACGAGCTAAAAAGGCCCGTGCTTTTCTATTGGGCAAAGCGTCATGGGGATGAAGATATACAAAAACATGAATATGAAGGAAGTTCATTGAACACAAAAAATCATAGTTTAATGAACAAAATAGAAAAAAGGTACTTCTAGACGGGGGCGGCGTATGCGGGTCCATCCGAGCCCCGAAAACTCTCTCAAAAAATTTCCAAAATTTGGCTTCCGCATAGAAGGTGAAAGGGGGAAGTTGATGCCCAGGAGAGCAGAGCCTGTTCAAATCAAAGATGATCAGGTCATTGTGAGTGCAAAAGTGTGCGCCATGGCCTTCGGTGTAACTGCGAGAACAGTGAATGACTGGGTACGCAAAGGATGTCCAAAACTCGAAAAAGACACGTATAATTTACGGGATGTTATCAACTGGCGGTATTCAGCGGAAAACAAGCCGGAGAGCTTGGAAGCGCAGAAGTTAAAAGCCGACGTTCGTTATCGCGAAAGCCGTGCGGATATGGAAGAAATGAAGAGAAAGGTCATGGTGGGCGAGTATGTAGCGGTCGATGAGATCAAAACAGAGCTTACTGACGCTTTTGGCCAAGTGCAGCAGACGATGCTCAATATCAAAGCGAAAGTCCTGCAACAGCTTTATACAACCTATCCGGATTGTGCTTTCGATGTGGCCAACGTTGTAGAAAATGAAGTAGAAAGGGGGCTGAAGACTCTTGCAAGCGGAAAGAAAGCCATCGGCAGAAAACGTTCATGAAACATTGCGCGCTGCCATTGCTGAATCCTTTAAAGTGTTCGAGCCTCCTGAAAAGCTGACGGTCTCCCAGTGGGCTGATAAGTACAGGATGCTCAGCAAAGAGGAGACGAGCCGTCCGGGAATGTGGGACACTTCATCAGTGCCTTATATGAAATTCATCATGGACTGCTTCTCTGAGGAGACTATCAGAGAAATCGTCATGCTGAAGAGTACGCAGATTGGCGGTTCGGAATGCATGATCAACATGTTGGGGTACACCATCGACCAGAAGCCGAGCCGTATCTATTACGTACTCCCTGATGATGACTTGTGCGTGAAGTTTTCAGAAAACCGCTTAAAGCGCATGTTTCGGAGTAACAGGAATGTGTTCAAAGGCAAGGTCGACTTGAAGAGTGACGCAAAATTTTTGAAATTCCGCGGCGGATTTGTTGCTGTGGCATCGGCGCGGTCTCCTTCTGAACTGGCGTCATGGTCAGTGCCTATTGTCCTACTGGATGAAGTGGACAAATATCCAGTATGGTCAGGGAATGAAGCGAGCCCAATCAAGCTGGCAGAGGAAAGAACGAAGAACTGGCCAATTGCCAAGATCGTCAAAATTTCCACGCCTACACTAAAAACAGGCGCGATTTATAAAGCGTATGAGAATACAGACGTCAAATATCAGTATCAGATGCCTTGCCCGCACTGCGGAAAGCCCCTCATCTTCAAATTCAGCCAGCTGAAATGGCCGAAGAATGAATTCGGGGAAGCGGACCCGACGGTTGTCAGATACCAGGCTTATTATGAGTGTGAATTCTGTCATGGCCGCATCGATGACCGAAACAAGATGCAGATGCTGCGGCAGGGGAAATGGGTACCGCTCAATAAGGTCAACGGGAGGCCGAGGTCTGTGGGATTTCAGATTAATTCCATCTATTCCCCGTGGCTGACATTCGGAACAGTTGCGGTGGAATTCATCACGTCGAAGGATGATCCTGAAATGCTGATGAACTTCGTCAACTCATGGCTCGGGGAGCCGTGGGAAGACAGAGCCGCATCCATGGACAGCGATGCCGTGCAGGAACGCATGGCAGATACTCCGAAAGGAATCGTCCCAAGCTGGGCACAACTGATCACCGGAGGCGTGGATGTACAGAAAAACGGTTTCTATTGGACCATACGAGCGTGGGGATACCGCATGACCTCCCAGAATATAGCCCACGGGTGGGCAGAATCCTTCGAGGAAGTCGAAGCCATTATGAACAAGATATGGCCAGATGAAGAAGGAGAGATGCGCTGGCAAGTCAATCTATGCGCCATGGACTCCGGTTATGATACAGAAGATGTCTATGATTTCTGTCTCATGAATTCAGAGTGGTGTGTGCCGGTCAAGGGCGTGACAACGCAGAAGATTGGACGTTTCAGCCGTTCAAGCATCGACGCAGTAGGAAAGCAATACCATGGGCAAGCCTTGTATATCGCCAATGGCGATTCATACAAGGATATGATTGCAAGCAGGCTCAGGAAACCGCTTGGGCAAGGGTGTTGGATGGTTTACGCGGACTCAGATATTGACTACGCGGAACAAATCACCTCAGAGCATAAAATAGCAACGGTCAAAGGCGGCAGAAGAATGGAGTCGTGGGTGCCAAAGACAGCGCACGCACAAAACCATTACCTGGATGCTGAAGTATATGCGGCATGTGCTGCCGATCTGCTGCAGGTCAGATATTTGGACGAAAAACCAACGTCTACAGCTGACCTGTCTCCCGGAGTGAAGGGAAGAGAGCAGGAAAACGAAGAATTTATACACGTTAAAGAAGGGTGGCTCGAGTAAATATGCTGGTTGACGAGTTGAAAAGCGAGCTGGCACAACTGAATAAAGCCATAGAGAAGATTGAAGCGGGGGCGCAGTCGTACACCATCGGAAACCGAAGTCTGACGCGCGGAAGCCTCACATCTCTGTATAAAGAGCGAAGGACACTCCGGCAGGAGATCGCATCGCTCGAAACGGAAGGAGGCTGCTATGTCGGAAGATTTAAAAGGGACTAACTGGTTGGACAGGATCATTGGATTTTTCAATCCTGAGAAAGCATACAGAAGAATCGCCTTCCGTCAGGCATATTTCTCGGGAGAAACGCACAGGAGACAGGATGGATGGATGCCAGTTGACGGAAACTTGGAGCGTCTCAATGCCATGTCCCGTGAAATTATCAGGAGAAAAGCAAGAGATCTGGAAAGAAACAGCGATATCATGAATTCGCTTTTGGAAGCCTTCGAAAGAAATGTGGTAGGCTCCGGATTTGTTCCTCAGGCTGATACAGGCGACGAGGAACTGAACAACAAAATAGAGGCTGTATTCAAGGAATGGAGCAAACCAAAAAACTGCGACATTTCGGGAACGCAGAGCTTCAACGAAATGTGCAATATGATCGTCCGCCGCTTAAAAATAGACGGCGGTATTTTATTGCTCAAAACATATGACGGAAATCCTAAGTATCCGTTTCAGCTGCAGGCGAGAGAAGTCAGCGACCTGGACGGGGGCAGCGTGGTTTCATACAGACATGAGGGGAAGAGCGTAGTCGGAGGCGTGGAAGTCAACGATTACGGCAAGCCCCTCGCGTATTGGATCAAGCAGGAAACGCCTGACGGATGGAGTACACTGGAAACAAAGAGGATCCCTGCCGACAGGGTAATTGCACTATGGGAAAAGAAGAGCCCCAGTCAGATTCGTGAAATTTCTCCGATGTCTCAGGCAATTACACGCATAGCAGATGCGGAGGATTACCTGGATACCATCAGCCTGAAGGAGAAAATCCTCGCATGTTTTGGAGTATTTATCAAAAGGGCTCTGCCTTCTGGCGGATTAGGCCGCGGAGTCAATAACATTGACAGGAAGACAGGACTTCCAAGCAAGACAGTTACACCGGGCATGATTCAGGAATTACAGCCCGGAGATGAGGCGCAAGCTGTAGTCCCAAATGGGCAGGCATCCAATGCAAAGGACATGCTTTCCATTATGATCAGGCTTGTCGGATCAGGCGCAGGGCTCTCTTATGAAGCCATCAGCCGAGATATGAGCCAAGTCAACTATTCCTCAGCCCGTCAGGGCTTCCTGGAAGATAAAAGGACGTACGAACGCATCCAGCGTTATTTGATAGACCATTTCCTTGATACAGTCTATGAAGACGTTATCGCCTCCGCTGTTGCTTCTAAGACACTTCATATCTCAGATTTCTGGGAAAACAAAGAGAAGTACTTAAAACACAGTTGGAACACGTCCGGGTGGGACTGGATCGACCCCGTGAAGGAGGTTCGTGCGAACAAGATCGCCATCGAAAGCAATCAGGAAACACTGGCGACAGTCTGCGCGAAGTCTGGAATGGATTGGAAGGAACTGATCAAGCAGAGGGCAGCCGAAGCGGTTTACATCAAGAAGCTGGAAGACGAGTACGGAATAACCTTGAAAGGAGGTGTAAATAATGACGAAACAGATGAACCCTATGGGAATGCTGCAGCGGGAAACAGTGATTGAAGCCAAGCGGTCTGAAGATTCTGACCGCACATTAACCGTCTCCTTTGCAAGTGAAGAACCTTATGAAAGATGGTTTGGACCAGAGGTGCTTGAAGTCAATGAGAAGGCGCTGGATCTGTCGAGATTCGATGCGGGTATCGGCTGCGTACTCTATAACCATAATAGGGACGCAGTCATTGGCAAAATTAACCGCGCATGGATTGAGAACGGCAAGGCCTATGCGGAGATCACTTTCGATGATGATGAAGAATCTGAGAAAGTGTATGCAAAAGTCATGTCCGGAACATTGAAAGGCGTATCCGTGGGTTATGTGGTCGATGAATATACATATGTGCAGGAAGATGTGAAGCTAGCGACAGAAAACGGGGACATTATGGGACCGTGCTATGTAGCTACCAAGTGGACAGCACTTGAAATTTCCATCGTATCAGTACCAGCTGATCCGACTGTCGGCGTGGGACGCTCGCAGGAGGAGGCATTCAGAAGTATTGTGAAAGTTTTAAAAGAAAAACAGGAGAAAACAAAGAACATGAGAGAAAAAGATCCGATTGTGGAACCAGTTCCGCAGGCGAATGGCGGGAACACCGCACAGAAGGCTGTGCCGGATGTGGACCTTGTAAAAGAAGAAAGAATGAGATGCGAAAGCATCACAGCATTATGCAGACATTTTGACGTAGACCCGAAGGAATACATTGAAAAAGGAATGAGTCTGGCGGAAGTGCAGGAGAAAGCCCTTGCAAAGGCTGCCAAAGAACCAACCCCGGCCGCTAACATCCAGGTAACTGAAGACGAAGGCGACAAATACCGCGCGGCTGCAACTGATGCCATCCTAATGAGAGCAGGCATTGCAGTAGAAAAACCGGCACAGGGCGCTGAAGAACTCCGCGCCATGGGTCTCCGCGCTATGACACGCGACATCCTTGAAAGAGAAGGCATGAGCCACGTCAACCGCATGAGCGATGATGAACTTGTAAGAGCCGCTCTGACTGGTACGGGCGCGCTCCCTGGCATTCTTTCCAATGTGGCAAACAAATCCATGGCCAAGGCTTACGAAGAAGCACCGACCACTTACCAGTATTTCACTTCCGTCGGCTCCAATGCGGACTTCAAGGAAGCATCCCAGTACAGACTTTCCGAAGCCGGTGAACTGGTAGAAATCAAAGAAAATGGAGAATTCGTACATGATGAACTGACAGAAGGAAGCGCAAAGAAAAAGGTCCTCACATTTGGCCGTTCCTTTACATTTACCCGTCAGATGATCATCAACGATGACCTCAGTGCTCTGACAAGAATCCCGGCTCTGTATGCTGCAGCTGCTAAACGCGGCATCAACAGAATGGTGTATAAACAGCTCACTGCATCCGGAAACTATTCCACAAAGAATGGCAACCTTGCGTCCGCAGGCGGCGCCCTGAGCCTTGCAACCATCAACGCAGGCCGTGTAGCAATGAGAAAGCAGAAGAATCTCCGCGGAGAAGCTATGCTGAACATTGTGCCGAAGTTCCTGATTGTTCCGGCTGAGCTCGAATTCACTGCCCGTCAGATGCTGGCATCCACTTCTGACCCGAACAGCAACAACTCCGGAGTCATCAACCCGCTCATGAATTCCATGCAGGTCATTTCTGACGCTGAACTGGATGCCATCGATGCATCCGCATGGTATTTGGCTGCGGATCCAATGCTCATGGATACAATTGAAGTCACCTATCTGAACGGACAGCAGACTCCGACCATCGAAAGCCAGATCGCATTCGACACTCTTGGCATCCGCTACCGTGTTTATATGGATTACGGCGTCACAGTCCTAGATAATAAAGGCCTGTATAAGAACGCTGGCAAATAAGGAGGGATACAAATCATGGCAAAAGCTGTATATGCCCGTAAGGGTCACGTTATCAATTACACAGCTGCATCCGATGTGGCATATCTTGAAGTTGTGCCGTTCACTGGATGCATTGGCGTTGCTGAAATGGATATCGCGCAGGGAGCGTCCGGCACCGTATCCATTGCAGGCGCTTATGTGCTTCCAAAAGCAACTGGAGAAATCAAAGCAGGCACGGCAGTATACTGGGCTAAATCTGCCGGTAACATTGTCACTACTGCAGAAGGAAACATTCCTGCAGGCATTGCCCTGGAAGATGCTACAAGCGGAGACACCTCTGCAGTGATCAGGATTGGCTGATTTCAAATCGATACTTGCGGATGATATTTCAGACGTTTTTCTTGATGGTGAAGAATTCGCAGAAACTCATAATCTGAACGGCACAGCATGCAATTGTGTCGTTCAGGATGTCATGATCAACGACGACCTGACAACAGACACGGCAGCCGCGGCCAAGTATACGGATGCGCTGTATGGAAGCGGCTGCGTGATCAATGTCAGGAAGGGAGATCTGCCATATATTCCTGAAACCGGGGACACGTTCCGGTTGGATGGGAAATACGGCCAAGTCGTTGTATGCAAAGATGACTGCGGAATGCTGACCATAACGTGGGCGGCGAATGAATCGTGATAAACGTAGAAGTAAAATGCACAGGCGATGACCTTGTAGAAAAAGCGCTTGCGACCATGCCAAAGAAGGTCAAGAAAGCGGCCAGCATGAGCGTGAACAAGACAGCGAGATCCACAAGGACACTCATGGCCAGAAGTGCATCCAAAACGTATTTCGTCACTGTCGGAAACGCAAGGAAAACCATCAACGTAACAAAAAAGGCCGGCGGTGATGACCTGACCGCTGAGGTAGTCAGCCGGGGAAGGCCGATATCCCTTGCCAAATTCAAAGTCAATCCTTTGAAGGTGCAGCATAAGGGCTCGAAAAACAGGAAACTGCGTGTACATGTAAAAAGGGGAAGCGCAGGGGAACGCCTGGGCAGAGCCTTCACCATGGCCATAGGCAGCGGAGTTGGAGTATTTGAAAGAACAGGCAGGGCGCGGTTCCCGGTGAGGAAGCTCTTCGGGCCCGCGGTGCCTTCCATGCTGAAAGATGAAAACATCCAGGACACTATCAAGAAAACGGCTTCCGAGAAGCTGAACGCTGAACTGGATCGCCAAATCAGACGCATATTGAAATAAGGGGGCGCAAATGACACCTGCATTACTTGCCGAAGAGTTGAAGAAGCTGCTTGATTCAGAACTGAAAGAATACACTTACACAGATTCTGCAGGAGATACAAGGGCGCTGACCATCTACAAGTACTATATAGACGACAAGCAGCCGGGGGAGAAGGAATCTGTTCCGTATATTGTCATACGGCCTGTATCTGGTGAGGATGGAGTCGAAGACAGCACAGCGAAGTGCATCATCGTTGCATGCATCAGAGACGAATCCGGAGAAGAGGCATATCTGGGACTGGTGAACCTTTTGGAAAGGGTAAGGCAGATTATTCTTTCGACGGGAACGCTCGGGAAGAAATTCCCATTAAAAAAGCCGCTTAAATGGGGCGTGGACAATGAGCCGAACAAACCATATTACAGCGGGTTTATTGAAGTGAATTATTATGTCGGGCATCTGGATGATATCAAAAGGATGCCTTTTTTGTACGAATAGGAGGCATATATGGCAGATAAAAAGACAGATCTGGCAGAAAGAGCATCTGTGGCAACGCAGAAGGCAGCAGCCGGAAAACTGGTCTATATCGGACCTAATATCCCAAAACTTGGCTTGACACAGTACCAGGTATACATCTGGGGTGTTCCTGCATTCTCTGACATTGTAAACGATGATCAGAAAGCTAGAATAGCACGTCTTTTCATTCCGATTGCAAGGCTCAGTCAGGCAATGACTGAAATCGAAGTAAAAGGAACGGCATACAATACGTATTATAACGATGGGATTGCCGTAAGAAAGGAGATTAATTAATGAGCTACTATCATGGCATTAAGACCTCTGAACAGGCTACAGCCATTAAGCCGGCAGTGAATACAGAAGGATGTCTTCCTGTCATTGTCGGTTGTGCGCCTGTAAATCTTGCATCTGATCCAGCTGAACCGAATACTCCGGTCCTTTGCTATCAGATGTCTGAAGCCGTGGCTGCAATGGGCTATAAACCGGACTTTACAAATTACAATATCGCAGAAGCGATTTATGTATTCTTTTCTCTCTACGGAGTTTCTCCGGTTATCTTTATTAACGTACTGGATAAAACAAAACATAAGGCAAGCGTGGTCAGCGCGCAGGCAACTGTCACAGACCATGCTGCTGTGATCAAGGATGATATCCTTCTTGATACTCTTGTTGTAAAAACTTCGGCAGGATCTTCTACCCTGACATTAAATACTGACTATACAGCGGCATTCAATGATAACGGGGAACTTGTCATCAGCCTTATTGCTGATTCTTCCTACTATAGTGATGCAACATTAACTGTATCTTATGACAAGCTGGATCCCTCCAAAGTAACTGCGGAAGACATTATTGGCGGTATTGATATCGCTACAGGCAAAGAAAAAGGCCTTGAAGTTGTAAACACTATTTTCACTAAGCTGGGTGTAGTTCCTGGGATGATCGGAGCACCGGGCTATAGTGACAATGCAGAAGTAGCTGCAGTTATGGCAGCGAAAGCGGCAAGCATTTCCGGTCTCTTCAAAGGTGTGGCTATCGTTGATGGAAGCACTACTGATGCTAAGAAATACACCGACGTTTCCCAATGGAAAAATGATTCAAATGTAACAAATAAATATCAGGTCGTATGCTGGCCGATGGCAACAATGGGAACCAAGAAGCTTCACCTTTCTACCGTATTCATGGCCACACAGGCTCAGCTGACATATGACAATGATGATATCCCGTACAAGTCTCCATCCAACAAGACTGCACAGATTGACGGGCTCTGCCTTTCCGATGGTACAACCGTGGAACTGGGATTCTCCTCTGCGAACTATCTCAACGGGAATGGTATTGTGACAGCTATCAATATTTTTGGAGGCTGGAAGATTTGGGGAAATAATACCGCCTGCTATCCAACCAATACGGACCCGAAGGACAGATTCTTCTGTGTAAGAGCCATGTTCAACTGGGACCAGCAGACATTCATCAGGACTTACTGGACAGATGTAGATCAGCCGATGATGCCAAGATATATCCAGTCTATTGTGGACTCTGAAAACATCAGAATGAACGGTCTCGTTTCTGCTGGTGTTATTCTGGCGGGTACCTGCGAATACAGGGCATCCGATAACCCCGCTACATCTATCGTGGACGGAATTTCCAACATCCACAAGACATTCATCCCGCCTGTACCGAACAGGGAAATCGATGTTGTATATGAGTTCGATTCCGAACAGTATGCATCTATTATGACAGCGTAAAGGAGGTAAGAACATATGCCAGAATTACCGAGTCTCCTCATTAACTTCAGAACCTACGACGGAGACAGCAACGACATGATCGGCGTGGCTGATGTAGAACTTCCGAAACTTGACGCTATGACGGAAACAATGAAAGGCGCAGGCGTAGCCGGTGAAATGGATATGCCAGTGCTTGGCCATTACTCCAGCATGGAAACGAAATTCAACTTCAGAACCGTGGACAAGGATGCCATCAACGTCAGCGCAACCAAGAGCCAGAAGTTCGAAGTGAGAGGCGCGCAGGAAGTTTTCAACAAAGCGACCGGAGAGGTGGAAGTTGTACCAGTCAAATTAGTGGTCAAAGGGATTCCCAAATCCACAGAACTGGGCAAGTTTGAAATGGCAACAACCACAGACAGCTCTCTGACACTGGAGACGAGTTACCTTAAGCTCACCATCAACGGAGTCGATAAGATTGAAATCGACAAGCTCAATTACATCGCAAACATCAACGGCACGGATTATCTCTCTGATGTCCGTGATGCGCTGGGATTGTAATAGCGAAATTTTAGGGCGGAAACAAAAATTCCCTCCTTTTCAGGAGGGGATTGGATTTCCTTAACGAGTTGCATTCCAACTATTAATAAGAGCAAGAATAATAAAAAATACCGTTAAAATTAGAGCGGAGGGAAGGATATAACCCTGGGGAAAAAGCAGCATACAAATGAATAGAATCGGAATTGCTGCCAAAATAGTTGCAATTAGCAAAAAGGGGAACATGATGACAAGACTGGCAATAGCCGCTAATGCATATATTATCTTTTCTACTACGGAAAAGAATAAGTTGTTGTTTTGGGGTTTCATGATTAGCACTCCCTTTCCTGCATCATATCCTTCACCTTAATTATATCACGAATGGAGGAAACTTAAATGACAATTAAATTAGATAATAAGTTGTCCGTGAAAGGGAAAGAAGTTACAAGTGTAGTGCTGGACTTCAAACAGCTTACAGGAAGAGACTTAATTAAAGCTGAGGCAGAGGTGCGGGCAGATGGTGAAGTAACGCCAATGCTGACATTTTCACTCAAGTATCAGGCAGCACTAGCTGCCCGTATGATCGGGATCACCTATGATGAAGTAATGGGAATGAATGCAGTGGATTTTTCAAAAGTAACTAATCAGGTACTCAATTTTTTAACCAAACAAGGCTGACGTCAAAACAACTGCGCAAGTGTGTGATTCTGCTGGCCAAGGGGACAAGAAGTCAGGTCGATTTTTATTTATCCCTACCTCTCTGGGAATTAAATGAATGGGCAGAAGCTTTGGTTGAGTTAGAGGAAGAAATAGAGAAGAAAGGAGGGAAATAAATGGCAGACAGTATGGCAATATCCTTCATCATTGGGGCCACACTTGCCTCAGGGTTTACAGCGGCCTTCAAGGCGGCAAACGCAGCGACAAGAATGATGGCAAGTGTGGCAGCCAAGGCTAATGCTAAAGAGAAAGACTTGGCAAAGCAGAGCGAAGATCTTAACAGAATATGGGAAAGTGGAAGGATTTCCGTAGAACACCATAAAGAGGCTCTGGAACAATTAGCCTCGCAAATGGAAAAAGTGAAAGCTACGCAGGCGACGGTTGCAAAGCAAACGGAATTAGACCGCCAGTTTGAGTCTTATGGACAAAAACGTAATGAAGCAGTGAGTAATATAGTGAAAGCCGGAGCTGCGGCATATGCGATGAGCTTACCAGTGCAGGATGCTGTTGACATGGAATCTAGTATGTCAGACGTTGCTAAAGTGGTAAATATGACAGACGAAGAATTTGCCGATATGGAAAACAGCATTATAGAAATGTCTACACGCATACCTATGACGGCAAAGGGGATTGCTTCAATTGTGGCTTCTGCAGGTCAGGCGGGTATAGCAAAAGGCGAGCTGCTGAAATTTGCAAACGATGCAGCTCAAATGGGCATCGCTTTTGATGTGACGGCTGAACAAGCGGGGGACATGATGGCGAAATGGAGAACGGCGTTCAAAATGGGACAGTCGGATGTCGTAGCACTGGCAGACAAAATCAACTACCTGAGCAATAATACGGCATCAACCGCAGCAGAGATTTCTGATGTAGTTTCCAGAATCGGCCCGCTTGGCGAAGTCGGCGGAGTCGCTTCAGGAGAAATCGCGGCGTTAGGTGCTTCCATGGTTGGAGCCTCTGTTCAAACGGATGTGGCCGCAACTGGTATCAAGAATCTTATACTCGGGATGACTGCAGGAGCCGGAGCAACAAAGTCGCAGGCTGCGGCGTTTGAGGCTCTGGGGCTGAACGCCGTCGACATGTCGGAAAAGATGCAGGACGACGCCAAAGGGGCTATTACAGAAGTTCTTACCGAATTGAGTAAGTTAGACAAAGCTCAACAAGCCAATGTGCTCTCCGATTTGTTCGGAAAGGAAAGTATTGGAGCAATTGCGCCTCTGCTTTCGAATTTGGACAACTTAAAGCTCAATTTCCAACGTGTAGGTGATTCCAGTCAATATTCTGGATCCATGCTGGCAGAATATACAGCGCGTACAAAAACCGCGAAAAACTCAATGGAATTACTAACCAACGCGGGGAAAGCTGCCTCTATAATGATGGGAGATGCAATGCTTCCTGCATTGAAAGAGCTATCCGCGGAGTTGCTTCCCGTTGTTAAATCTATAGCCGGGTTTATTAAAGAAAATAAGGGGGCCGTAACTGCAGCCGCTGAATTGGCAGGAGGGTTTACAGGAATCTATATTGCAACAAACTTATTTCTGGCCGCTTATAACCTTATTCAACAAGGAGTAACAGGTATTAGGGGGTTATTCAATGGAGCCAAAATTGCAATCATTGCTTTTAAAGATAGCCAGATAGCCGCTGCCATTGCCACGAGAGCCTATGCAGTTGCTGCACGAGTCGCACAAGCGGCACAATGGCTGTTCAATGCTGCATTAAGCGCAAATCCGATCGGGCTAGTCATTGCCGGGCTTTTCGCTTTAGGTGCGGCAATTTACTGGTGCTATAACCATTTTGAACAAGTTCAAGCCTTCTGCGTTTCTATGTGGGAAAGTCCTGCGGCGGCCATTATCGCGTTCCTTACCGGACCGATAGGCTGGTTAATATATATAGGTGCTGGAATCATTGCAAACTGGGATAAAGTGAAGCAGTGGTTTACACTTTTGTGGGATGATCCAAGCGCAGCCATTGAACAGTTTAAAAACTTCGTAAGTAGTAAGTTAGATGAACTGTATAATAAGGCGCAGGAAATATGGAAATCTATTAAAGATGTCTTTAAGGATCCGATTCAAGCTGTAGTGAATTTTATTAAGGGCGGAGACAATGACGCGGCTAGCGTGGCAGAAATTCCAACTGCCCACAACGCATCTGGCGGCATCTATGGAAAGGGTGCTTTCCTCACAACCTTTGCCGAAGATTCACCGGAAGCGGCGATCCCGATCAATGGAACGACCCGCGCAATCAATCTGTGGCAGAAAACTGGGGAAATGCTCGGTGTAATGCCTCAGAAGAAAGAGCGGCCATTCAATCTGGCGGGTATAAGGGATCTGACGCCTGGAACATCTCGAAATACATCCAGGATAGAAATCAATTACAATCCGCAAATCACAATCACAGGGAACGCTGATGTAGGAACTATCCGGCAGGAGTTGGTAGACGACCGCACCAAGCTGGAGGAAATGCTGAAAAGCATATTGCATGATAGACGGAGACTGAGCTATGAGTAAAGTTTATAAAACAATCCAAGGCGATACATGGGACGGTATAGCGGTCAAAGTATACGGTGATGAGAAGTATCTCAATAACCTTTTAGAGAAAAATCAGAAGTACAAGGATATTATTATTTTCTCAAGCGGGGTCAGCCTGGAACTTCCGGAAATTGAAGCGGAGGCAACGACGATCCTGCCTCCATGGAAGAAGGCATAGTTATGGGATTACTGGATACATTGACAAGCTCAGGCGCCGGATACGCGAGAAGAGCGGGAGCCAGTATAACATATGATTCTGTAGATATTACGGAAGCGATTGAGAAATATTTGAAGTCACTCGAGTACACGGACGTACTGACAGGGCAGGCTGATGATCTTCAAATCACATTAGAGGACAGAAACGGATTATGGCTGGAGTCGTGGTTCCCGGAGAAAGGGGCCACACTTACAGCCTCCATTAAGACAAAATACTGGAATTCCCTTACAGAGGCAGAAAAAGAACTACCGCTCGGGATTTTTGAGATAGATGAAATAGAATGCAGCGCGATGCCCAGCGAGGCAAAAATCAAGGCCGTATCGGTGCCAAACAATACCACGCTCCGGGGCGAAGAACACACGAGGGCATGGGAAAAGTACACAATCAAGAAGATAGCCAAGGATATAGTAGACAAGGCAAAGATGGAGCTTGTATTTTCCGCAAAAGAGGACCCGACAATAGACAGAGTAGAACAGAGTGAACAGTCTGATTTGGAATTTCTGAATAAACTCTGCAATGATAACGGGCTGGCCTTGAAAGTGACAGACAATCAGATAGTTATTTTTGATATGACGGAACTCGAAGAAAAAGAGCCGTCTATTTTATTTGTACGGCCTTCTACTACACAGACCAATACAGTGGATGAGGCTGTGGCTGAGACATTGAAGCAAATCAAACCCTCAGGCTGGAGATTCAGCACAACCATAAGGGACGTATATAAGGCCTGTACCGTGGAATATACAGACGGAGGAAGCAAGACAAAAATCAGTTATACATTCACGGATCCGAACAAGAAAGAAGGAAAGACCCTGCTGGTAAAGCAGGAGGTAAAGACGCAGGCAGAAGCAGAAAGACTGGCCAAGAAGTCACTCAGAGAAAAGAATCAAGACGAAGTAACCGGATCCATCACCTGCATGGGATATGTAGATTTATCAGCGGGATTGACTGTCACAGTGAAGGACTTTGGGCATTTCGACGGGAAATATATCATCTCTCAGGTAAGGCACACGCTTGGGAGCGGATATACGTGTTCGGTGGATATAAGGAAGTGTTTGGATGGCTACTGATAATTTGATGTCGATGCTGAGGAGAGTCATCAGAATCGGGAACGTTTCGAGCCTGAATCCGGATAATATGTCCTGTCGCGTTACTTTCCCAGATATGGATGATGCGGTAAGCCGTGAACTTCCCATATTGAACACGGGAAGCGGAGCAGGAAAAATGTACTGGCTGCCGTCTGTAGGTGAACAGGTCCTCTGCCTGATGATCCCAAGCCAGGGAGGCAGGGGAAGCAATGATGGGGTAGTACTGGGGAGTTTCTTCAACTCGGTGGATAAGCCAGTGAGGACAGGAGAAGGAATACGGCGCATAGATTTCGGGGATGGCTCTTATGTGGAACACGATAGGAATACAGGAAATCTCACGATAAAAGCAACCGGGACCGTATCCATCATAGGCGCCACAATACGTCTGAATGAGTAGGAGATGATCAGATGAATGCAACGAGACTGGGAGATGCAAATACGGGGCATGATTCCTGCCCGCCTGTTTCTCTGGTATCAGCAAGCCCCGATGTATTTATCAATGGAAAAGGCGCCGGACGAGTGGGAGACTCTTACAGCCCGCACTCCTGCAAGGTTCATCCTTCGCATTCCGGCGTGATATCATCAGGAAGCGCGACGGTATTTATTAACGGAAAGGCTGCAGGAAGAATCGGGGACCCAGTCAGCTGCGGGGGAACCGTGGCAGACGGAAGCCCGAGTGTTTATATAGGAGGGTAATATGGCGACAGTTGGAAGCCTGGGCGGTATCACATTCAATGTATCAAGCCGCCGGGTGCTTACATTCGATAATTACTCAAGGCAGGGGAACGCAAAGACAGCGGAGCATGAGATTATTGGAGAAAAATCAAATATGGAATATACAGGGCTCGAACCGGATGAAATTTCCTTCGATATCGAGCTTTTTTCTCAGCTCAATGTAACGCCTGAAACCCAGCTCAAGAAGCTCAGAAAAATGAGAGACACAGGGCAGGCGGTCAGTTTCATCCTGGGAAGTCAGCCAGTAAGCCAAAACAAATGGATTATCACAAGCCTGGCAGAAAAACCGGAATACTGGAAGAAACATGGAAAGATGCAGGTTGTTGCTGCGTCGGTGACACTGAAGGAGTACAGGACAGATTCAAATGCTGCAAGCGCAAGCACGCCATGGGGAAATATAGAAACGCAGATACAGGAAATCCACGACGAGGTGGACGCCTATAAACAGGATGCCCTTGACGTACTGGATGAGATTGATGATGCGGTAGGTGATTACTTATGACAATTACAGGGGACACGGTCCGGAGCATTAACTGGGATCCAGCGTCTGAGGCAGAGGAAATCGTACAGAATATACGCACGCTCCTATCCACGCACATATTCAGCGTTCCGCTGGACAGGAGGCTGGGAATTGTGTGGGATGCCGTGGATGAACCATTGGACAGCTCCGTCGAAGGACAGCTTCGTGAAGATATATTTGATGCTATACAAAAATACGAACCTAGAGTCGAAATCAACTCTATTGATTTCAAATACGATTCAGATAACCAGCGGGTGATTCCAGCCGTGGACGTAAGCATAAAGAGGAGTGGTAATGAATGAATATCAATATACTGCCGGATGTTGAATTTGTCAGCGCCGACAAAGAAAAAGTAGTGAAATATTTAACAGATACATATGAGAAAATAACCGGCCGGGCGCTGGCAAAAGCGGATCCAGTAAGACTTTTCATCTTAACCATTGCGTATGTAGATATCATGCTCCTCAATAAGATCAACTACACAGGCAAGCAAAATCTTCTGAAGTATGCGGAAGGTGGGAATCTGGATAATCTGGCGGCTTTAGTTGGCGTTGAACGAATTCCTGCTTCGGAAGCAACCGTAACGGTTACATTCACTATGCAAGCCGCACAAAATAATAACGTCTTAATCCCTAAAGGGACAAGGGTATCAGTACCAAATTCACAAGTATATTTTTCAACAGATGTGCCTCTTGTCATTACAAGCGGGAATACATCAGGGATAGTAACGTGTACTTGTCAAACGGCAGGAGATGCCGGGAATGGTATTACTGCTGGGATGATTACGAACATAGTAGACCCAGTTGCATATATTGCAAGAGTAGAAAATACAACTATTTCAGAAGGAGGAGCAGACACAGAAAGTGATGAACATTTACGAGAAAGAACGCAGGAAGCTATAGAATCATTCTCCACAGCGGGTCCATCGGGGGCTTATGAATATTTTGCAAAAGCTGCATCGTCTTTAATTGGCGAGTGCAAAGCGGTATCTCCGGAAGCAGGGAGCGTTGACGTCTATATTCTGGAAGAAAACGGAGAAATACCCGGCGAAGAGCTGATACAAACTGTATCAAAGTACTTGTCCGACAGCAAGCGCAGGCCTTTGACCGACAAAGTCACCGTTAAAACACCAAAAGCAACAAGCTATGACATCAATATGACTTACTACATAAGCACAGAAGATGCAGACGCAAACACAACAATAGCGAATATAAATAATGCAGTTAGCGATTACATAAGCTGGCAGGACACAAAAATGGGAAGAGATATCAACCCGGATAAGCTCACTCAACTTTGCTTAAAAGCGGGGGCAAAGCGGGTAGAGATCAAATCACCGGTATTTACTCATATAGCCAGCGGATTAGAAAAAGACGGATCATATATTGATAACTATGCTGTCGGAGTAGCAAAGAACAGTGGAGATAATGCAATAAACTACGGGGGCACTGAGAATGAGTGACATAAAAGATTTAGACATTGAGGCATTGCTCCCGGACTCCATTTCTGAAGATAAAAAAGCCAAAGCCATTGCGGAAGCTGTTACAAACCAGCTGCTGGAGATTAATAGAAATATCAATCAAATACTAATATGGGATGATATTTCAAAGCATGACGACAACACTTTGCTGAATCTTGCATGGCAGATGCATACCGACATTTACGATACATCATTTGGCAAGCAGGCAAGGGTTAACTTAATTAATGACAGCGTTAACTGGCACAAAGTCAGAGGGACCCCATACGCAGTGAGAAGAGCTCTCTACAACGTCTACTCTTCGGGATATGTAGAGGAATGGTACGAATACGGTGGGGAACCCTATCATTTCAGAGTAGCCGGAATCAGCGACGCTTTAAATAATGATGATGATCTAAAAAAGTTAAAAATGTTAATTGCATCATCTAAGAACTGTAGAAGTTGGATTGACGAAATTAATTTTACGAGAACGATTAGCAGCACAGTTTATGTAGGCGGAGCTGTTTTAGAAGAATATAAAGAAGACATTACATCAACGATACCAGAGGAAAACGGGAAATATATAGCATATTTTTCAATTAATGCCGAAGGGAACATAGCAGTGTCTGATAGCGAAAGCCAAGATCATATAGATATTTGGGATAACGATAATGATGGGAATTTGATTCAATCGGACAGAACCACGGGGTCAAGATACTGGGGAATTGACCGAGACGGGAATTACACGCTGAAGGAGGAATAGAGGATGGCGAACTGGAGTAAGTTCATACTCACAGAAAAAGGCAAAGAGATGCAAGCAAAAGCTGATGCAGGGACAATACTGACATTCAGTAAGGTAGGAGTAGGGGCTGGGACAGGAGACCCTGTAAGCACAATCACGGAGCTTTATGACAAACGCATGGATCTGACAATCGGGTCAGTAAAAGCGAGCGGGAACAAAGCGGAAATAACAACAACACTTACAAACGACGGCCTTTCAAATGCATTCCACGAAAGCGAGATAGGGATTTATGTAAAAAACGAAGCAGGAGATGACGTACTTTTTGCCTTTGCCCAGGATTCTGATCCGGATCTCATCCCGGCCGAAGGCGGGAGCACGATGATATCAAAAGCGATTACGATACATCTCATTTTTAGTGATGCAGAAAGCGTAAGCGCGTCACTTGATACATCACAGTTTGTAACGCAATCAGCCTTTGACGATGCCGTTAAAACCCTAAGCGGAACAACATCAAGCGAAATCGCAAAACTGCCAAAAATGTCAGAAATCATTAATACAATATACCCCGTTGGGAGCATTTATTTAGCAATGGGATCTTTAAACCCAAACACACAATGGACAGGGACGAAGTGGGAAAGATTCGGGCAAGGGCGCACCTTTGTCGGAGCTGGAGATTTCACAGAGGACAATACTGCTTATACGTACAAGAATGGAGATATCGGGGGTGAAGCCAAGCATATATTAACTTTAGAAGAATCGCCGGAGCATAATCACATAGCGGCCGTGTCAATAGAAGGCGCACACATTCATGAAGGGGTGACAGACGGAGCGGGAAATCATAATCACTCAGGAACCACAAACACCAGCGGAGAGCATACACACAACATCCCCGGCTATAAAAACGAGTCAAGAGACGGCCCGGGGCTGGCCGGAGGCGGTGCAGAAGTAACAGCAACAGCGACAACGACGAGCAATGGCGGGCACACTCATTCATTTTCAACGAACACAACAGGAGCGCATACACATACATTTACTACCGATTCACAGGGCGCCCATACTCATGTAGTAACAATTGGTAACGCAGGCGGAGGAGAAGCCCACGAAAACCGTATGCCGTACATTGTAGTTACATTCTGGAAGAGAACAGCATGAAAAGAGAAAAAGGAGGAAATTAATGAGCACGCGGAAAATAGTTCCGAACGCAGACAATGAAGGCGGACTTGGGACGGAATCAAAACGGTTCTCTAGCGCTTATGTAGTGACGCCAAATGCTGGAGACAATAGTGATAAAGTAGCAACAACAAAGTATAGCGATACGAATCTGGACGCAGCGAAAGAATACACAGATGAAGCGATAAAAACAGAACAGGCGTCAAGATCAAGCGGAGACGCATCGACTCTGACAAGCGCAAAAACGTATGCTGATGCAGCGAAAGAATACACAGATGAAGCGATAAAAACAGAACAGGCGTCAAGATCAAGCGGAGACGCATCGACTCTGACAAGCGCAAAAACGTATGCTGATGCAGCAGTAAGCACTCATGCATTGGTTTCATCAAGCTCAACGAAGTCAGGACATATCACATTGGCATCGAGCAGTGAAGCGATCGCCGGGACCGAAGAAACAAAAGCAATTACTCCATCAACACTTTCTGACGTATTCAAGCAGTTGTTAATTCCACTTAAATATCCGTCGGCCGCTTCGCATAATGCACTTTACAGAGGAAAGGATTTGACCAGTTACTTTAACTCAGGAGCTATGTCGACAGCTATTGCAAATGGAACATTTGATGATATTTATCCAGGCGATTATATCATCAAAACCTTAACAGTCGATGGAACAACTTATAACAACATGAAGTGGATCGTCGGGGATTTAGACTATCATCTGCATCGCGGAGATACAGAAACAACAACACACCATGTCGTACTTTACCCGGAAACCAATCTGGGGACTGCGAGAATGAATGCATCAGATACAACATCTGGAGGGTACCAAGGAAGTGAAATGTGGACAACCACAATTCCAAAATACGCAACCGGAATTATCAATGCTTTCGGATCCGGACATGTACTCACACATAGAGAACGATTAACGAAAGCTATTGATGCGAATGCTTATTCAGGAAGCGGCGGAATAGGGAATGGTGCAACGGTATATGTAAATGGAGAATGGGTGGACGTAAAAGTAAACCTCTTCAATGAAGCAATGATGTATGGGAATGCGCCATTTGCTTCTTCCGGTAGAGACACTTATGACTGCAATAAACAAATTGCTGCATTTAGGTATGGGCAGAATTTCACTAGAGCCAATTGGTGCTGGTTGAGAGATGTAGCGAGCTCCATTTACTTCGCCCTTGCCGGTTACAGCGGCGAGGCGGAGTGTTTCGACGCGTCGGGTACCGGCGGCGTGCGCCCGTATTTCCTGCTCCATTAACCATTACGCGGCCTCCAGCGTGAGGCCGCAGGAGGAATCATGGTATTAGTTAGAAAACGAACGTTGTCAAAACTTGAATTCTATATGAATGCAAGAAGGTTGCATAAACAGTTATTCTTTCTGCTGATTCGAGATTTTGGGATGAAGCCGAGAGCGAGAGAACCAACTTTTTATACAAAAGGGTGGGAGCCTCAAGACAAAGAAATGTTTGAAACAATAGTCAGAAAATACGGAATTTCGCGCATTGTGGATGACTATCCAACGTGGGCTATATCCTATTGTCGAAGGAAAATTCTGAAAAACATAGACATAATGGAAGAGAATGTGACAAATGCCTATACGATTTGGGCAACAAACAAAGCGGAAGCAGAAGCCAGAAGGCTATATCAGGACAAAGCAATAGCCGCTTGTGAGAACCTAAAGCAGGATTTTGAATTCATTTCAGAGGTCTTGCCACTAAAAGTGGATAAGCTTTTGCCATACATAGATTCTATAAGCAAAGAAATAGCCCTTTTGAAGGGCTGGAGAAAATCCGACAATAAGAGAAATAAAGATTTTAAATGAATGACTTGGGTGTGTACTGATAGCGAGCTCCATTTACTTCGCCAATGCCAATAACAACGGCGAGGCGGATTATAACAACGCGTCGAATACCAACGGCGTGCGCCCGTATTCTCAGAGCTCCTAAAAGGCTATATGCCGTGGGGCATAGCAGGGAATGAGCACACATCCATCCGAAAGGTAAATAAAAGCCGTGACGGGGCTGCCTATGGGCATAGTCCCCTGTAAGCACGGCTATAAAAAAATATTATGAATAAACTAGATGGAGATTCTTACTTTCGCGCTTGCAAAAGAATAGAAAGATCATCCGGCTGGAAACACGAAAGCCAAAAATTCCTGCTGAGTCGACTGACGAATATTTCACAATTAAAGAAAGAAGTAAATAGCGGGAATTATCACCCTTCAACCGGAAGGCGATTCAAGATCAGAGAAAATGGGCACGAGAGAATTATTAATTCCATGACGCCTAAAGATGCAATGCTTCAACATGCACTTGCAGACGATATTCTAATTCCAAAGTTAAGCCATTACCTTATTCACGATAATGGAGCCAGCCTTAAAGGCAAAGGCGCATCCTTTACACGAAGAAGGTTTGAAGAACATCTGAGATGGCACTATCGAAGATATGGCACTGAGGGATACTTATTAATGATTGATTTCCGAAAATACTTTGACAATATAAGGCATGAGCGGGCACTAGAACTGATAAGCGAAAAGCTGAGCGACCCGAAAGCGTTGGAAATCGTAAGGAAAATATTCAAAACATACGAAATTGATGTTTCATATTCCGACGATCCGAATATCGAAAACACCGTATTCAATTCACTGGAATATCAGAAAATCCCGGGAAGCTGGAAAACTGGGAAACGGTTTATGCGGAAGTCGATCGGGATAGGTTCGCAGATATCGCAAATCATAGGGATATATTATCCAAATGCTATTGATACATTCTGCAAAACCGTGAAACAAATCCATTGCTATGATGCCTATATGGATGATCGAGTGATCGTCCATCCCAATAAGTTGTTTTTAAAGAATCTTTTGAATGACATATCGAGAATTGCCAAAGAAAACGGAATATTTATCAATTACAAGAAGACTCAAATAGTAAAGATTCCTCATGGTTTTACTTGGTTAAAGACTAGGTACATACTGACAAGTTCTGGGAAAATAATCAAGAAAATGCCAAAGGATTCAATCACAAGAGAACGGAGGAAGCTGAAATCATTATCAAGATTCGTCGAGGATGGACTTATTTCCGAACAAGATATATGGCTTCATTACAAATCATGGAGAGGAAATGCAACGAAATATAATGCTTATTTTGCGTTGAAAAACATGGATAAACTTTACCGGAGGCTTGCAAATGAACGAAAAAGAAACAGAAATCAGGACAAAAATTGAAATGCTCAAAAATGAGCTTAGCAGTAACAATTCAGAAATCGGTGACTATAAAATTACGAAAATCTATGAAGTCAGACTGAAAGGGGAGAAGGATCCGTACGATTTTAGCGATTTAATATCGAAAAGAGATTCGGTTAGAGCACAAATTAACGAGTTGCAATCTGAGTTGAATAAGCTGGAGGCAGAATGATTTCTATCACCGAAGCTGCCGAAAGACTCGCAGAAATTGTAGAAGCTCAATCAAGGCTTATTGAAAAGCTCATTGATGCCGTCGGACAATTTGACGAATTCGAGAATGAAGTCAAGAAAATCAACGAAATGAAAGAGGACCTTCGGAGGTGAATTATGGAGCTTAATCAATTCATGGATGCCATAGAACGGGCGGCCACGCGGCTTGGAGACTATTGGCAGGCCAAAATAGTTGTGTCCGGAATTATCACCGCGGTCCAATTTCATCTGGAACTTCTGGCACTGTTTACTATTTTGATTGTTATTGACCTTGCAACAAAATGGATTGAACTTGCTTACAACACAATAAAAACGGACACTTATAATCCAGACATTATCGAAAGTATTAAAGCTATTCCGGAAGCACATAAGGAGGGAGTCATTTCAAGCCGAAAAATGAAAACGCAATTCTGCGGGAAAATTATTGTCTATGTGATTGTGGTCATGGCAGGAAACGTGATAGATACAATGACCGTACATGCGCATGGATATGGACTGGTCATGCCACTTTGCATTTCCTATCTTGCGGCCTCTGAACTGCTATCAATCATTGAAAATCTGGACGATGCCGGAGTAAGTGCAGTTCATGACCTGGTGAATATCATCAAAAGGAGAAGAGGAACATGAAAGGAATCGACGTTTCGGAAAATAATGGAGCCGTTGACTGGGAAGCTGTAGCAGCGGCCGGATATGAGTTTGCGATTGTACGCCTTGGATACGGACACGGCCATTTGGATTCAAACTTTTATAAAAACATCAATGGCGCGAAAAAAGCCGGATTAAAGCTGGGGGTATATTATTATTCTTACGCCACAAATGAATCGGATGCTGAATATGAAGCGGATTACATTGTGAAGACGTTGGAAGATTGTGGCCTGAACTCCAGCAACCTTGAAATGGGGGTATGGATTGACGAAGAAGATGATGGATGGAGGCAGCGCCACGGACTGGATATGAGCCCGGACGGTTTGCAGACAATCACGAACATGGTAACTCTCACGATTAATAAGCTGTGGGATGCCGGACTGCAACCTGCAGGCGTATATTGTAATTTCGATTGGCTCTATAACCATATTGACATGAGTCAGACCGGAGGAGCTGGGCTGTGGATTGCAAGTCCAGGGAAAATTGAAGAGGGACCGGGAGTAAGCTGTATGCTTTGGCAATACTCGTTCAAAGAAAAAATCAATGGGCAGGTATTCGATGCCGATATCACCGGAGATGGTTGGGATGGCTGAAAATGAAGCAAAAAACATCATCATTGCTGTCATTTCGATCGCCCTGGCTATTGCCTGCTGCTGCCTGGCTTATATAGGATGGGAGAAGAAAAAAGCTGAAAAGCCGACTGTCATTTCTCAAGAAGAAGTAAAGCAGCCGGAGACAGTTGCTAAGGAAATTCACGTCAGCGAGCCTGCGGCTCAGACGATCGTAAGAGAAATAGAAAAATCATCCGGATCCACGCCTTCCGTCACTTACTATGTGACAGCTCCAACTGTCGAGAAGGCTGCTGAGAACACGGCAAAGCAGATGGAGAACAAGGATAAGTCACTCCCCGCAAAAGCATTGGAGAAATCAGACCGAACCATTGTGACACCGGACGAAAAGCTCAACAAAGTTGATGTTTATAAAATCAACCTGCGTAAAGCCCACAAGGTAAAGGCTGGAGTTTCGTGTGTCTATGATAAGAGCTATTTCACGGCAGGTTATCAGGCAGGTCGCTGGGAAGGCCTCGCTTATTTTGATTGGAATGGAAGACCCAAGGGCGGAAGCGTACTGTACACTGCTTTCGAGTGGTAAAGAAAAAAGCCGTATCAGTTCATCTTTTGAATGGACTGGTACGGCTTTTTAAAATGCTAAAAAAGTCAGGATTTATCGAATAAATCTGCGATTTGCTATTGACTTTATAACCGAGAAAGGTTACAATATATACAGAGTTAAGGAAGGGAGGTGAAAACATGAAAATGAGTAAAGAAAAAATAAGCTTGGCCACAGCGATAATCAGCCTTGCAAGCGCAATCATCAATCTGGTGGCAAGCTTATTTAAAGGGGATTAAGAAACCCCAAGAAGGAAGCCCCTCGGCCGAGGGGCAATCCCTTCTTCTTTATTCATTATATCATGGAAACTATGGATACTCAAAAATTGGCTTTCGTAATTTCGGTTATTGCATTGATTCTTTCCATTATTAATCTTGTGATTGTTCTGAGGTGAGGGATAGTGTTTGAGTTTACAGATATTATGACTACGGCGGAAGCAGCCGAAAGGTGGGGAATATCGCCTGTATCCGTTAAACACCTTTGCACGGGGCTGCAAGGTAGACCTCCACGGCTGACTAAAGAGGAATGCCGCAAGTCGGGAAATACATGGCTCGTTACCCGGCAGGGGATGGAACGGCTCTATGGGCCTGAGAGAACGGCGCACGATGGTAAAAAGTCTAATTGAGAATAGAAAACGGCAACAAAACGGCAACAGAATTTTGTAAAACCGTGATATTCAAAGTGAAACAGTATAAAAGAAAAGATGGGCAGAACCCCGATAAATACGGGATCCTGTCCATCTTTTTGTAATTCTGTGATACTCCGTAAAACAGGCGTTTTATTTGGAGTACA